TAAAGCTAAAGTAAAAGCGGCTGAGGCTGAGACAAAGATGAAGCTAGCTACTGGTGAGATTAGTTGGGAGCAAGCCGCCATCGATGCTAGTAAAGATAGCTGGAAAGATGAGTTGTGGACTATTGTTTTTGTTTTAATACTTTGCGCTAATTTTTTTCCTGCTTTACAAGAGCCCATGAGACAAGGGTTTGAGAATCTTAAGCAGTGTCCAGCGTGGGTATCTTGGGGAATGTATGCTTCAATAGCAGCTAGTTTTGGAATTCGTACAATGAAAGGTTTTGGAAAATGACATACAAGTTAAGCAACAGGTCTTTAGAAAGATTAGAGGGCGTAGATGATAAGCTAATAACATTAGCTAAGTACGCTATAGGAATAACTAAAATTGATTTTGGGATACCACATTTAGGTGGGCTAAGAACAATGGAACAACAGCGTGAGCTAGTTAACAAAGGTGCTAGTCAGACTATGAAATCTAAACACCTTGAAGGTATTGCAATAGATACTGTTGCTTACATTGGGCCAAGAGTTTCTTGGGAGTTGAATTTGTATGATGATATTGCTGACGCAATGAAACAATCAGCTAATGATCTTGGAATTAAAATTCGTTGGGGTGCAGCTTGGCATATAGATTCTATTGGTGATTACGAAGGGTCAATGGAAGATGCAATGAATGAGTACATCGATCTTCGAAGGTCGCAAGGTAGACGCCCGTTTATTGATGCGCCACATTACGAGTTAATTGGCTAGTCATTCCATGCCGTTTTGTATTTTTGCACACTGCTTATGCTTACGCCAGTAATCTTTGCAGTAGAAGAAGCGCACCATCCTCTTGACAAAAAGTATTGTATGTCAGAGATTTCTTTTCTGTTTAGCTTTGAGTTGCGCCATCCATTGCCTTTAGTTATTGGCTTTGGTTTGCTGGTAGCTGGTTGATTTTTTTTCATGTGAGGGTCAATGTGGGATTGTTTTCTTCCATTGAGCGCGAAGCGTTTTGAAAATCTGTTGTTTATTTTTTTGGCTTCCTCAGCCATTTGTATTCCTAGTTTTTGTTCTTGCTCTTCAGTCATTGTATCTTCCTAAAAAAAGCCAGCCCCGAAAGGCTGGCAAGTTGTGCAGAGGTTGAGTAATAAAACAGGCAGTGTTTTTTTTCCTCTGCGGAGAACGTTTCTAAAAGGGTATATCTTTTTTACCGCTTTGTTGTTCTGTTACTTCGAGTGATAGATAAGGCGCACCATCCTTTTCTTTTTGCCAAGCGGCAATGCGTTGTTTGTCACCGAGTGGGCCTGAGAATTTAGGCGCACCTTCTTTTTGATTGTCATTTAAAAACAATCTACCAAGCTTTCCGTAAACATCAATAGCTGTTTTGCCATCTCTGGTTTCGTTTGTAATTAATGCAATCTGATGATCTTTGTAATCGATCTGTAGTTTGCCTTGTAAAAATAATTTTTGCTCAGGGTAAGGCGTGAAAGCCGCACCTCGATTATTGTTGTCGTACTGTTCAGCCATTACTTATATCCTTCCATATATTAGCTACTGGTTTATTAGACTTATTGTCGCTCGCGCCGCGCTTTGTTGGCGCGCTCGCTAAGTTGCCATCATCATCTTCGGTTGGAAGATTAAGCAATGACAGTATGCCATAGCGTCTAGCGTATGTGATTGCACCGCCAAGTGCTTGCATGTCTTGTTTGTGTAGTACGATTGGTATGTCAGTACTTAATACTAAGTTCCTATCTTCTTCATGTATGATTGATGTTTGAACAAACATACCATGCTCGTTACCAAATGTTCTATGTGTAAGAAGGAATCCTGCATCATCAAGTGGGCTAGTTACAGCCTCTATTACATTGTCTAATGTAGCATAATGGTTTCCAAAGTGGGGGTTCTTACCGTCACGTTTGATAGGTTGTATTTGTTTACGAACTTTCTTTAGTAGTGTGATAACATTAGCTGGTGTATCAGGAAATGCTTTTGCCATTGTGTTCTCCTTTTGGCTGTTTAGTTTCTTTTAGTTATTCTAAGGCCGCCACGTTTGTCGCGCTTTACTGTTAGGTAATCACAGTAAACTTCTCTCTCATTACTTCCGACCATGTCTTTAAGGTCTTTCTTCGCTCTTTCAAATGTTTTACTAGTTTCAAGTCCATTGATGTAGGTGACTGCTGCATCAACGAACATGTTATCAGAAGTCGCATCTCTCTTGACCATTTCATCGACTTCAATGCTGTCCGTAGAGACATCTGGTGTATCGATACCGATTGGTTCTTCGTCACGTTCAACGTAACCCCAGAAGTCTTGTACCACTGCCCACATAGAATTGAGATAGTCATGGTCGAATGCGACATGTCGTGTACTCCAGCCACTGTTACCAAAAATTACAGAAAGATAGATGCCTTTCGCTTGGGCGAGAGCGGCATACAACTGGATCTGAGGCATGTAATACTCAACCACATCATCCATTTTCCAAAAAGTATTAGTGTGCTTTGCCTCAACTACAGAAGATTTGCCCCACCAGAACGCATCGATAGTACCGCGTACTGGTACACCACCTACATCCTTTTCATATTCTCTTTGATGATCTGATAGAATACAACCTTTGTGTTCTTTCTCAAACCAGCTAAGATTAAAGTCTTCAGTTATTGTTCCTAGTTGCACTGCTAGATTGTGAGTTAAATCTTCTGGTTGCTCACGACCAGTCTTGACTTGCCATAATTCAAGCCACTTTCCTTGCATTATTTTTACGCAGTCGCTGCCGCCAATAAATCCTTTGCGATTCATTATGTTCTCCTTTATTTATAACAACTTACCTACTGCATATAGGCAGTATTGTCAAGGTTATTCTCCTAAATAATTTTTGAAGTCCTGCTCGGTGATGTCAGTATTTTCCAGCAAGCGTTGTTTACCTGTGCCTCGAACATGATGCTCACCTACTGGTTGCTTGCGTTTGATCTGATTAGCAATCATTTGGTCGGACGTTGGTAGCTTGTTGTAAAATACTTTCTTCATGTCACGCGCTACATCTTTATTATTTAATGCAGCTTGGACTTTGTTCATCCAATCATCAGTCATTTATTATTTTCTTTTTGATTAAGAGTTTGCAATCTTTTACTACACTTCATGTGACTTGCTAAACTTGAAGTTATGTTTGAAATTCTCATGAGTTCTTTGTAATGCTCACCTTTTGAATCAAATTCATTAGCAAGTTCTAAGCATGATACTTCTATATCATATAGATCAAGTATTTTATCTTTATCAATTATCATTTAGCTCTCCTGATTTGTAATAGTAAGTAATGTATTTATCATTTTCTTTACGTCTGTATGTGTCTATGGGAAAGCCTTCCTGTTTAAGGTCATAGACACGAGCCGCTAATCGCATTGACTTAACCCATCGAAGGGCATCAAGTTGTGATATGTGAGAGCCTCTATTAAATATTTCCTTCAGTTGTTTTGTTTGAGATTCCATTGTTGTTCTCCATAAGTTGTTGGAATGTATCGCCATCCATGATGACTAGTGTTTGCGGAGTTCCTCTCCGTCTTTTATAAAATGCTATGTCTCTTCCTTCGAGGACTGAGAACGGGTTGGGAAAGTTCGATTTATCTCTGTATTTAACTTCTCCCACAAGTTCTTTGTCTCTGATGTAGAGTTTAATGTCTCCAGAATATTCTCCTCCCAAACTTCCAGAGAGTGGTTGTCTTTTGGCTTTGATGCCGATGATT